AACCCAGAAATTGTAGTAATAGCAAAACGAAAAACGGGTATGTCTTGGATTTGTACGAAAAAATTCGCTCAAAATCATGCGATTTTCTCTCTTCGTTAATTATCCCGCGTAAAACATTAAGAATGAACTTGGAAATAAAGAAGTTCGATATGCGTAAAATTAAGTTTGACCCAAACGAAAACAAGGGTCCAGTCATAGTTCTTATTGGCCGGCGTGATACTGGTAAGAGTTTCCTCGTTAATGACTTACTCTATCATCACCAAGACATCCCCCTTGGATGCGTCATATCCGGCACGGAAGCGGGTAATGGATTTTATGGTCGCATCGTCCCCAAGCTCTTTATTCACCACGAATATAACACATCAATAATTGAAAACATTCTCAAACGACAGAAGTCAGTTCTTAAGGAAATGCAAAAACACGAAGAAGTTTATAAGAAGAAATCGCCAATTGACCCTCGTGCGTTCGTTATTATGGATGATTGTCTCTACGACGATAAATGGGCGCGTGATAAGATGATGCGCCTGCTTTTCATGAATGGTCGTCATTGGAAGATTATGCTCGTCATAACTATGCAGTATCCGCTTGGTGTTCCACCAAACCTCCGAACAAACATTGATTATGTGTTTATATTAAGAGAACCTTACCGCGCTAATCGCGAGAGAATATGGCAAAATTACGCCGGTATGTTTCCGACATTTGAAGCATTTAACCAAGTCATGGATCAATGTACCGAAAACTTTGAATGCCTAGTAATCGACAACAATTCCAAGTCTAATAAGCTGACCGACCAGATATTTTGGTATAAAGCACAGCCGCGCAGTAATTTCCGTCTTGGCTCAAAGGAATTTTGGGAGATGTCCAAAGACCTCAACTCAGACGACGAAGAAGACCAGTCATATAACCCAAAGTCAGCTGCCGCTAAGAAGGGTCCAGTTATTAATGTGAAAAAAAATAAATGGTAATCGTGTTGCTCATTCCAACATAATTAGCAGGTTATCGTCGATGTTTTCCAGGTCAGAATAAGTTATTTTAAGCCACATTAGCAAGTCGCTAGTCATTGTTTCTCGTGTTGGCCTAACATAATTTTTACCGAACTCGTTAGGAACTATTCCATCCCTTTCCATTCTCTCAATTGCGTTGAGCATTATTTCTCTTGCTTCGCTCACTGTTTTTCCATGATAATCGCGCCTTCCATACCAATATTCTTTACATTCTGGTATTGAATAATTGTATGATAGATTGAAAATAGTAAGCTTTAAACAACAATTAACCCGTTTGTATTTGACTGTTTCTAATTCTTTTTCTATCGATTTTATTTTACGCTCAATTTTAAGCGTTTGTGGCTGTCTGCGTAATTCGCAAATAAGTTCCATCATTCTTTCCCTGGGAGCGGGCCTTATTTTGTAAAATGTAATGTTAAATCCCATGATTAATATGTAAATTTATTTTACTTTCTATAAAATAAATGTATCAATTTTTCAATCTACACCAATTTAACAATCCATTCTTTTGGATGTTGCGACAAATCAATACTAGTATTAATCAGCCAAAACAACAGCGACCGTAGCCTATTTTCCTTGGTTTCGCGGTCACACCATTTCAACGGCAATATTCCATCCGAAAACATAGTTATTATAGCTTTTCGCATCAAGTCCATTGCTTCTTTAACAGTTTTTCCATCAAAATCACGTGGTCCATACCAGTAAGACATACATTCTGGTATGGAATAATTATGAGTCAAATTTCCCATTGTTGAACTATCATCTTCCATATAAACGCCTGAAACTCCATACAGAAGAATTGACCAACCCATGTGTTTTATATATTATTTAAATATCAGACCATGTTTAAATTGTTTTTGTTTTATGTTGTCTTCTTTTTTTAGTAGCTTTATGCTTTGCTTTGTGATTTCTCTTAGTTGCTATGCGTTTAGATGTGTGTTTTCTAGATCTAGATCTAGATATATTTGATTTTTTATGCTTGCGATATACACCTCCGCCCTGCGGAATTATTAATGACGATATAAATGATTGTATGTGACTAACATAGTAATTAAAATAGGACATAATGCTGTCTTCTTCGCTAATTCTATCTAAAATTTCCTTGTAATTTATGATGTTTCCTTGGTCAGCGTCAGAATACATATGTTGGACATAATCGTCTACTTGCTCAATATGGTCATATGTTAGCTGTTTTTGATAATATTTTGATAACTCGGTGGAATAAAACAATTGAATTAGTTCCTGTTCACGTATTTTTTTACGCTGAACCATTTCATACCATCTATTATTCAAATTATAAGCAATAGCCTCAAGCTCACTATTTATAGATTGAGTTATAGGAACGTAGTCACTAATTAAGGCCATGTCTGACTCGCTCATTTCAAAATTAATGTTGATAGTTCGTCCGTTCGCATAATCGTATAATGTAAATAATATTGGCGAGCAATTTAACACAATATAAATTCCCTTTCCAAATATTCTGACTAAATCCTTTTCAGTTATAGTGTAATTATTGGATAACACATGTTGAATAAATTCTTGTTCTGCTTCAACATTATCAACATATACACCAGGCATAGTAACGTTTAAAATTCTATTCTCATATCCAATTTCAGATGGAGAAAACACTTCATTCGAAATTATTTGTTCAATCAATTCGTCTCTACCATCGCCATAATCTCTATTTAATTGAAAAATACCGAATTTCCAATCTACTACCGGTTGATTATCAAAAAAATGATACGTTTTATTTAAAGTTTCATACGATGGCGGAGAAAACATGGTATTTTCTAATAATTCTTTTTCGACTGCATCTTTATTCGTTTCGTCTACTGATATCATTGTTTCCAAAAAACGTGTTGAAAAAATGTTTTTAAAAATATCCATTTTATCGTGATAAAACATTAGTTCAATCGACATATTCGTAGTTTCATTACTCAATTGTATGCTTCCTAATGGCGTAGGGTTAATTATAAATTGGTCGTCATTCAAGAGATACGAATTATCAGGGCCAGGATAATAATGAACTTCTCCGGTGCTCTCATTTTTATCAAAGAAAAATCTTAAATCGTATGCACCATGCGACTGAATTATATAAATCGGCATATCTAGCTCGCCCTTCAATATTTTGTTTACTGTATCGATATTTTTCATATTTTTGTTAGTGTCTGCGTTCATGCAAAATGGTTCCGGCGAATTGTCGGTTGTTCCAGTTATAATATGTCCATATATATTACCATTTGCTATTTCGGGATTATTTCTTCCGATGACTCTTCTTTCGTATGTTGAAAAATCACAATTGTTTATACCTTCAGGAACCGGATGAACATAGTCATAGTCAGGTTTCGGTGATGTTTCTATACCTTCAGGAAACGGATACATCGGAGATGATGGTTCCATTATACATTAATTAAATATATAAATTTTACACAATTGTGATTAATGCTTGTGTAAAATTTAAAATCAGCAAAAAATAAAAAATAAAGTGTCACTTACTTTCCTCCCCTCTTCTTATTAACCTTCTTATTGTCTCCGCGACCGGTAACAACATTGTCTCCATCAAACAACTCATTGCGGATATCACTGGAAGATGCAGTATCACCAAGAGAAGCCTCAACTGTATTATTAACGCCGACTAAGTTGCCGTTCTCGTCTATATTCTGAGTGAGTTTATTGCCGCTCTCCTTGGCCTTACGAATGTTCTCCTCAATTGCCTTCTTCTTGCTCTCATTAACACGCTGGTCAAAATGCTTCTTTGCCTCTACCTCATTCTCCATCTTCTTGTGCATGAGTTGGTTAAGTTCATCCTCCATATAATCAACCTTTCCAGTTCTATAAGCCTCCGGCTCCCAAGGCACCCAAACACCAACCGGACCGACATAAATATCGTGATTAGGGTCAATCTCGCGCAGCATCTTACAACGCATACCAGCCTCCTCTTGTGAAGGGAAAACACCGCGAACCTTTACACCATGAGTGCTCGTTTGAAAGTTAACCAACTGATTAAACTCTTGCTCGAGAGACTTCTCATTAGCATCCAAGAAATTCTTGTAATCATCCTCAATCGTCGTCTCAACCAACTTAGACTGTTCGCTCTTAAGGAAATCATTGAAATCGTCCATAACCTTGTTAAAATTAAGGTTATACTTGTATCCAATAAAGTTAAGAAACTGGACGAACTTCTTGCTGCTCTTTTCGAGGTCAAAATTCTTAACAAATCGCTCAAAAAGAAAAGCGTTCTTCTGCTTAAGAATCTTGTCGGGACTGACGAACGACATACATACGTAATTCTGCTCGGCAAGAGGGGGGTCAACAGAAAGCAAATCTACGTACTTTGGATTAGGCGTTCCATCGGCATTGTTCTTTGGCTCATAAGAAGACATTTTAGGAGATATATATGATAGTTTCAATTACTTTAAGTTCCTTTTAGCACAATTTAATTAAGGACTTTACTTTTTTTCTATTTTATAATTATAACTAAAATGTTCGCAAAGTTACAAGATTTTCTCGATTTTGGTGAGCTCCTTCGTCGCGCTGTTAAGTATCTCGTTGAGGGTCTTATGGTTGCTATTGCCGCATACGCCATCCCCAAGCGTTCTCTCCGCCTTGATGAGGTCCTTCTTATCGCATTAACTGCGGCAGCAACTTTTACCATTCTTGATGCCTACTTGCCTAGCATGGCCGTCGCTGCTAGAACCGGTGCCGGTTTCGGTATTGGTGGAAACCTCGTTGGATTCCCTAGGATTTAAGCAAGTAATTGCGAATAAATATGCCTGCCTAGCCCGCCGGCAGGCATAACACTAATTTATTAAAATAGTATAATAAGTGCCTTGTTATTTAGCGATGTCTATATTTTGTTTAATTAATGTATAACATGCGTAAAACATTAATTAAGCGCAAAAAGTTGGGAAAATCTAGGAAACACTATAAACGCACTCGAAAAATGGTGAAAAGAGGTGGTGGATTAGGTAGCGATTTACGTCAGAAGCTAGTAACTTTATGCCGTCAAGGCAGGTGGGCCGAATATGATGCTATTACACAGCAAATTATAACTGATTATAGGATGAACGGTAAAAAAGACTTTTTCATTCACTTGGACAACCAGATAAAGACATTTAAAAACGATACATTATTGTGTTTAGAGAGAACTTTAACGCAACTTCAAGAAGACGGTATCCCAGAGTCAATGATACATTTAGCACGTGTGTTAGATGTTCGCGATGGACGAGCCTAACAGGTTGGATAAAACGTCCAACCCATTTCATAACATATTTTCCTCCAAATCTCGTCTTGTTCCACTTTTTTATCGTCGTCTTTAAGCATAGGAATCTCGCTCAAATATTTGTTCTCTCCTAGCAATTCGCAAAATTTATAAAGAACGTAATAATACCCCAGGAAATTTACGCGCACATTAGGACAATGCTTGGAAAAATATTTCTCAATTTCCAAAAACAAATTACACAACTTATCCTCAAGTTGAGGAGACATGTTTGGCGGAGGTATGCCTAATTTATGTTTTATGAAGTTAATATGCTCATAGTATTTATTGTAATTTAACTTCTTCAATATTTCTTTACAGACGCTATACGGCAAATGTTCGCGCGTTGCTGATATTCTCTCCTTCTTTATCTGTAATTTAATATTTTCTATGACTTCATCCGGTATTTGAGTGGTTTCTTTTGCTTGAAACTGAGAAAGTATTTCCTTGAAATGATTAATGCGTTTATAGGCATAAAAGCATACTTCCTGTGGGGGTTCTTTGTATGACGGTTTATCACTGTCTATTAAATAAGAATATTGACGACCGCACTTGTTACATACTAATATACCGTCACTTTCTACGGGAATAAGTTCTCCTCCATTACATGAACAAGTTTCATGATTGACCACGTAATCATTAACATCAATAAATCTTTCATCTACGTTTTTTAAATAGGTTACATGGCTCTGGTTGTTGTTTTGTTGTGCTTGAACTGTTTGTTGTGAAGCAGTGTCTTTCTTCTTAAAAAATGTATTCAGCATTTGTTGTCTAGATGATATTTCTTGTTTAATAGGTTCTACTTGTTGCTGCTTTTTCTTTTCAAAGTAACTGAATATGTGCTTTGTATTGCTCAAATAGTATTCCTTTTTTTCTCTCTCCAATTCCCTTATTTCAGTGTTTATTTCTTTTATCCTATCCTTCATATCTAGCAATTCATCGAGAGAAAGCAATGAATTACTGTTGATTTCGGATATTAAAAATTCTTTTTCTTCAATAAGAGCTGGTATAGTTTCTTCATCATAATTCTCAAATTTAGAAACAAACTCATTGTGCTTATTATCTAACGTAACAAGTGTTTTATCATCAACTTCTATTTTTTTATTTGTTTTATGTTTAAAAGTGGGCATAATTATTATTCTTAAAGGAAAGTATTTAAATGAGTTGTCCGTTTAAAGAATAATTTTTATTTTTTTTGAAAAATAAGAATGGTTTAGTAAAATATGCCTGCCGGCATGCTTATTTTTTCCAACTCAATCAATTCCATTAGAACCTTTGGTTAGAACAAAGTCATTTATGCTTAACCAACGGTTCCTGAGGAAATTGAGTAAATCTATTAAAAATTGTTACGCCATAAACCGAAGGTTCCTGCAGAAAGTTCGCTCCGAATTGCCTGGGACAATAAATTGTATTTTTTGATTCATTCGCACGCGAAACGTTAATTATTTTAATTCAAAACAAAAATTACAGGCATACATATAAAGAAAAATAATGTGTATAAAAAGCTTTTATTGTTTTCTACTTTGATGATAGTTATGGACGAAGAACAGAGTATTAAGATGGATTACATTAAATTTAGAAAAATAATGTTTATAAACAATGCTATTGAACAAGGATGGGCAGTCAAAAAAGAGAAGGACGCATACATATTTAGCAAAAAACATGAAGGAAAAAAGGAGATTTATTTGGACAACTACTTAAAAAAATTCTTACACGATAATATGAGCACCGAACTTGTGTAAGTATGTTATTTATGGATATTATTGAACATAAAATTTAAATTTTATTTTCACATAATTTAAGCATTTTTACGAATTTATTTTCTTTAGAGATAGTATAATAAAATGGGAGGAGGTTTAATGCAGCTTGTTGCTTACGGTGCTCAGGACGTCTACTTGACGGGCCAGCCCCAGATTACTTTCTGGAAGGTTACTTACAGACGCCACACTAACTTCGCTATGGAGTCTATTGAGAACACCTTCAACGGACAGGCTGACTTCGGTCGCCGTGTTCAGTGCACCGTCTCCCGCAATGGTGATGGTGCCTACAAGACCTACCTTCAGGTCACTCTCCCCGAGGTTGCTCAGACTGATGCTGCGTATGCCCGCTGGCTCGATTACCCCGGTGAGCAGCTCATCAACATGGTTGAGGTCGAGATCGGTGGCCAGCGCATTGACCGCCAGTATGGTGACTGGATGCACATCTGGAACCAGCTTACCCTCACCGCTGAGGCTGAGCGCGGCTACAACAAGATGGTAGGCCAGACTACTCAGCTCACCTACGTGACTGATCCTACATTCGCTGATGTCGACCAACCCTGCAACAACGATTCCCCTGCTGCTGTCTGCACTCCTCGCAAGACTCTCCCTGAGACCACCCTCTACGTGCCTCTCCAGTTCTGGTTCTGCCGCAACCCTGGTCTTGCTCTCCCCTTGATTGCCCTCCAGTACCACGAAGTCAAAATTAACGTTGAGTTCCGCCCTATTGACGAGTGCTTGTGGGCTGTGAACAGTATGGGTGCTGGCGCTTCCGGAAGCCAGAAGGCTACTCTTGCCTATAACAAGTCCCTTGTTGCTGCTTCGCTCTATGTTGACTACATCTTCCTCGACACTGATGAGCGCCGCCGCATGGCTCAGAACCCCCACGAGTACCTCATTGAGCAGCTCCAGTTCACTGGTGATGAGTCGATCGGCAGCTCTAGCAACAAGATCAAGCTCAACTTCAACCACCCCTGCAAGGAGTTAGTCTGGGTTGTTCAGCCTGATGAGCACGTTGACTACTGCAACTCGCTCTCTGCTGGCCAGCTCCTCTACAAAGCACTCGGCGCTCAGCCCTTCAACTACACTGACGCGATTGATGCTCTCCCCAACGCTATTCACGCATTCGCCGGTCCCGGCACCGCTTCGGGAACTGCTTCCTTTATCAATGCATCTGGATTCTTTGAGGATGCTCTCGCTGATGCAGGCACCACTTGGACTGGTCTGTCTACCTGGGGAACTAACTCTGCGTTTGACGACTTACCCGCAGCCACCGCAGCTAACCCTGTCGGCTCTAACGTCTCTGACGCCGGCGCATTCGTTCTTGCCGAGACTGCGCTCAACTTGCACTGCTGGGGCCAGAACCCCGTGGTCACCGCTAAGCTCCAGCTTAACGGCCAGGACCGCTTCTCGGAGCGCGAGGGAACCTACTTCGACCTCGTCCAGCCCTACCAGCACCACACTCGCAACCCCGACACTGGTATCAACGTCTACTCGTTTGCTCTCCGCCCTGAGGAGCACCAGCCTTCCGGCACTGCTAACTTCTCGCGCATTGACAACGCTAACCTCCAGCTCGTCGTGTCCTACAACGCTATCGGTGGCAACAAGACCGCCAAGGTCCGCGTTTACGCCACTAACTACAACGTCCTCCGCGTTATGAGTGGTATGGCGGGCGTCGCGTATAGCAACTAATCTATCTGTTGTTGTGCTCCGACTTTGAATATATTATTTACCAAAAACCTACTTAAAGAAAATTCATGATATAACATTATAACATGGATTTGCTAAGAATGCCTACGTTTAAGCCCACGTTTGCGATCAACAGCCTGCACAATTGCGGTGAAATCACTCTAAAAAATGGCACAATTTTGTGCGACACTAAAGACATGGTTACACTAATGAACAACAAATCTCAGATACAAACACGAGATAAAGCATTGAGTTTGTTATACAGATTTAATCCCGATATTGATTCTATTAACTTTATTAACAATGATACCAATGATTTGCGTCGTGATAATGTAGAAATTAGCCCTCTTCAAAAGTATGCTTACTTAATGAAAAATTACACTATCAAAGAATACATTGGCGGACATACAACGGAAATGGGTTCATACGCGAACCGAATAAAAAACCCTAAATGGTTAGTGGAAGATGAAAGTGGTAACGAACTCATACTAATGTATTGCGAGACGAACACAATTTGTATTCTTTGCCCTCAATCTCACCAAATTATACTTGATTTCGAAGAAACACATGGTAAAAAGATTACTTGGTATTGCGGAGAGAACAATTATATTATAGGACGTCTTTCGGAGCACAAGTTGCTTTATGTTCATCAGATTATTACTGGTTGCTACGGAAACGGCAAAGGCACTGGAACTATAAGCGTCGACCATAAAAATCGAAATCCGCTTGATAACCGGTTTAATAACCTTCAAATCGCTACGCGAAAACAACAAGAAGACAACTCGTCTGGAATTATACCTAACACAAAACGCACAAGACAGAGGAACGCGAGAGAACTTCCAGAAGGAATAACACAAGACATGTTAAAGAAATATGTGGTTTATTACGTCGGTTATTTGAGTGCTGATCGAACAAAATGGAGAGATTTTTTTACAGTTGAAGGTCATCCGGCAATGCGTGGAAAAACGTGGACAACCACAAAATCAATGAAAGTGAGCGCGGAACGAAAGTTGATGGATGCGAATAAGGTAGTTGATGACTTGGATCGCGGTATAATTCCAAAGTCAATCTCTGAACAATCAAAAACTGTAACATCAACTACTACAACAATCACCCTCCCAAAATACATTCGCATCAGCAATCAACGCGGAAAGCCACATCTTGAACTGGATAAACGCGACGATGGCCTCGGCAATCGCGTATCTCTAAAAATGGTTCTCCCTGAAAACTACGACATAACCACTGAGCTCCCTAAATTCATCCAAAAAGTCATCGCAAAATACCCTGAATTAACTTCTCTTTACAATACAAATGAAGAAGATAATATCGTGTAAAAAACATACGACAAAACATAAACGTTGTATTCGCAAACGTGACGGCAAAGTCTTCTCTCTGCCTCGTAAATTCACACGAAAACAGTGTACCAGCCGCAAACCACGTGGATTTACTATGAGAAGCAGTTGTGCGCCGTATTTCTAACGTTATAATATAGTAAATGGGACATTTGTTTGCCGACCAATACAGCATTCTTCATTTTTCAGTTGGTTCTCTCATGTATTTTTGGAATTTTTCATTCATTTTTGCCCTCATTATTCACACATTATTTGAATATTTAGAAAACACAAAAACAGGTATGATGCTTATCAATAAATATATAATTCATCCTGGCTGGTTTAGTTGGCCCGGTGGTAAAAATACATCAGATACATTAACGAACAACATTGGCGATACTGTATTTTTTATATTAGGTTTTATTATTAGTTATATATTAGATATAGTAGGAATAAAAAAAGGTTGGTATAAAACCACTTAAA